ACAGGGGCTAATGGCAACTATTCTTGAATCAGTAGGTGATTACCTACAAAATACTTCAAGCGCTTTTGGCGCCCATGCGAGTCAAGGCACCCTTGGAACAAACATATTCCTAGGCACCCTTCCTGAGACTCCCGATGCTTGCGTGGCTATTTATGAGAACGCTGGCAGTTCCCCAACATTCACTATGGGCAACGGCGGTATTCGTATTGACTACCCAATGCTTCAAATTATCGCTCGGGCGAGTCGTGAAGATTACCCAACGGCTAGAGATAAAGCCGACACGATTCGCATTTTACTTGCGTCGGTGCTTGAACAAACTGTCTCAGGGGTGCATATTATGAGGATTGAACCAATGGGTTCAGTAAACTTGTTAGGAGTAGACCCGAAGTATCGTCCTCTAGTTTCGGTGAATTTCCGATGTCTAGTACGAATGTAAACGAGGAGCCACAGGCTCCGATAGAGAGAGTGGCAGACCCTTATGGCAGAAACGCAACAACGGATGAGTTCCAACGATGCTGGAAATGCGACAGGCTCCTCTTCGAAAGCGCAACCCGCCCGTGGAGTATCAGATGCCCCCGCTGTAAATCTAAAAATAAATCAGGTTGATTTATTTAAGGATTTAGATTCTTTAGTTGGTAGAGGACGACAGCAAGAAGGTTGTTCTATTGGCAAAATGGTTAAACAGTTAGATGAACCATTGCGTAATAAATTAAATGAAATTTTTTGTAACTCAACAGTTGATTCATCTCAACTGGCTCAAGTTATGATTGCTTACGGACTTGCAGTATCATCCTCTGATGTACTTCGCAGACATCGACGCAGACTTATGGGTAAAGAGGGTTGTAAGTGTCCAATAGACAATTCGGCGGTTCCGCTTAAATGAATTTAGATGATGCCTTAGATAATTTACTCAAGACATCCGAGATGAATTCAGTTCAAAAGACTGAACCCCGTCAAAGACAAGCGGAGTGGTTGCCTGGGGTAACTTGGCAAGGTGAAGAAGGAACAGTCACAACTCAGCCAATGGAGGGCGATAATGCCCCTGATTGGTCGGGAGTTTTACGGATGTGGGGTCTTGACCCTGAACATTTCCAAGTAGTAGAACCAGTTCTTTTTAATGTGTGGGGCGATACTTTAGGAATTCTAAATCGCCAATGGAAAGGCAAAGTAGTTCGCAAAGGCAAACAAGAGTTTGCTGATATTGAAGCCCTTATCCAAGAGATTAAAAAACATAAACCCCGTGAGCGTAAGCCAATGGTCGGTGGTGCCTCTCTAGTGGTTTGTGCCTCTGATTGGCAAACAGGTAAACGAGATGGAGATGGTCTTAAAGGTTTAGTTGGTCGATGGCTTCAAGCAGTTGATGATGTTGAGTTTAGAATTAAAGAATTAAAAAAAATAGGTCGTCCCATAGATTCAATTACCGTTTTATGCCTAGGCGATTTAGTTGAAGGATGTGATGGTCACTACGACATCCAAACCTTTACAGTTGAGGTTGATAGAAGAGACCAAGTAAAGATTGCTCGCCGTCTCCTAAGAGATGCCCTTATTCGATGGTCAAAGGTTGTCCCTGATATTACAGTCGCCGCTATTGGTGGAAACCATGGAGAGAACCGAAAAAACGGTAAAGCCTTTACTACCCTAAATGATAATGATGATGTAGCCCTAGTTGAGTCAGTTGCAGAAATCTTCCAAGCCAACCCTGAAGCATACGGTCATATTCGTTTTGCAATCCCAACAGATGAGTTAAGTTTGACTATTGAGGTGCAAGGAAAAATTATTGGAATTACCCACGGTCATCTAGCCCGAAGCGCAGGAAGCCCTGAAGCCAAGTTGCGTCGATGGATTGCTGACCAAACACTAGGTCGTCAAAAAATTGGCGACTGTGACATTTTGGTAACTGGGCATTATCATTCATTTCGTCTATCAGATTGGGGAGGAGTCAAATGGCTACAAGCACCAGCCCTCGACGGAGGAAGCGTGTGGTGGAGACAATCAACGGGGGAGATTGCGGATGTGGGAGTCCTGACCTTTGTTGTGAGCAGTCAGGGAGTGTCGGACATCCAACTATTATGAACGACCCAAGGGACATAGCCTTATACGCCGCTGAATTGGTCTCAGGAGACCGTCAGGACGCGTATGGACATCCTTTGGATAACTTAACTAGGGCATCAAAAATATGGTCTGTAATCCTCGGCTGTGAGGTTTCTGCCGAGCAGGTAGCCCTCTGCATGGTCGGAATGAAGATAGCCCGTGAGGTCAATCAGTCTAAGCCCGACACAGTAGTAGATGGGATTGGCTACTTCCTGACCCTAGGAATGATTCAAGAAGAGCGCCTTAGAAGAGAGAATAACTAACCCTAGTTATGATATACTTGCCTTGTCCCGAGAGGAGGGCAAGATGAGAGAGTTCAGAATCTCTGAAATAGGAGTTGAGAAAACTCTTGCCAAGGCACAGAAACTTGCTCAACGCGCTCAGAAAAAAGGTTTGAGCGGTGGCTACCAAGTTCGCATCGAAAAGCGTTTTGAAGAAATAGAAGGCATCAGCCACGAATATCAAGTCTTAGTTATTGAAGGCGAGCCAGTTAAGTTCAATGGCTGGCAGTTCATCGGCGTTGCTGAGTTTGTTGAAGGCAAGGCAATCACAAAGACAATCGCAGGTGGTCGTGAAGTTAAGCCATCTGAGGTCAAGGTTGGATATTGCGAGCATTGCCAAAAGATTCGCGCTCGCTCAACAGTCATCTTCGTACAGAACGAAGAAGGCAAGGTCTGTCAGGTCGGTTCAAGTTGCGTCAAGGATTACATCGGATGGCAGTTCAGCGCTTCTTACTTACCAACAGAAGAAACTTTTGAAGAAGAGTTTGGTGGCTATTCAGGCAATGGCTGGACAGGTCACTCAACAGTTGGAGTCTTGGCTCACGCAATCACTCAAGTTGAAAAGGGCGGATACCTTCCTTCAGGTTCAGGAATCTCTACTAAGTCTTTAGTTTGGGAATACCTTGGCGGAGGCTTTCACGCTAAAAACAACTGGAAAGAATATGTAGGAGTAAACCCAACCGAGGTTGAATATCAAAAGGCTAGAGAGTTAATCGAATACGGCAAGAACTTCGAAGGCGAATCTAGTTATGCCGAGAATGTCAGAGTCGTTTGCGGTTTGGAATATCAAACTCACAGCACAGTAGGAATCTTGGTCTCAATCATCAGAGCAAAGCAAAAAAGCCAAGAGCAAGAAGTTGCTCGCCAAGAGGTTAAAATTTACAAGGTTGAGCAGTTTGCTCCAACAGGCGAGCGCATCGAGTTAGAAGTTACAGTCCTTAGCGAAAACACCTTTGAGACTCAGTTTGGCTGGACAACTCTTTACACATTCGCAAGTGGCGAGTACCAGTTCAAGTGGTTTGCTTCAAGCGGTACAAACTTAGAAGTTGGCGATAAGGCAGTCATCAAGGGAACAATTAAGGGTTCCGACGAGTACAAAGGAAGTTTCTCAACATTGCTTACTCGTTGCAAAGTTCTTCAGATTGCCGAAAAAATAGCCTGATACACTAGACCTACTGTGCGCTAGTCGCCCGAGTTTTTCGTCTCTTCCGTGTCCGAGTGACCTGACGGTTACTTGGGTTACCCATGTGCTGTCACGGAGGAGGTTTGAATGGCTCGTTATAGAGTCTTACAGGGTATTGATTACCCACCAAACAAACGCGCCGAGGCTGGAAAGATTGTAGAAGATTTACCAGCAGTCTCGGTCAAATGGCTTTTAGAATCAGGCATTATCGAAGATGCCGATAAGCCAACAACAAAAATCGAAGAGCCTGTAAAAGAAGAACCTAAAGTCGAACCAGTAGTCGAGAAGGTTGAAGAACCAATCGCTGAAGAAGGTTTTGACCCTGATGCCGAAGATATTGATGGCGACGGTTTCCTTCAAGATGGCACCCCACACCAACGCCCAGTTGAGGAGAAATAATGCCTACATTTCGCCACGGTAAAAATGTCAATGTCTTTTTAGACGAATTTGATTTTTCTACCTACTTTAACAATGTCAGCGCTTCAACAACTATTGATACCGCTGAAACCAGCGCTTTCGGAACGAGTGCTAAGACTTATGTACTTGGTCACCGCGATGGAACAGTATCTCTTGGAGGTATGTTCGAAGCAACAGCCTCAACAGGTACAGATGAATTTTTTGACGATGCTCTAGGTAACGCAACTAAGACTCAGGTGATTGTTGCTCCTGAAGGTCATAGCAATGGTGCTGGAGCAATTTTACTAATAGCCGACGATACATCCTACGAGGTCTCAAGTGCCATCGCGGATATTGTCCAAGCAAGCGCAGAATTCCAATCAACAGATGCAGTTGAACACGGAAAGATTCTTTCTTCAGGTTCGACTGTAACTGCGACTGGAAATGGAACAAGCGTAGACAACGGAGCCTCAACCGCTAATGGTGGAGCAGGATTCTTGTCAGTTCCAACAAATACACGCAATGGAAACATCACAGTAAAAATCCAACACTCAGCAGATAACTCAACTTTTGCTGACTTGGTTACCTTTACCGTGGTGAGCAGTACAACCAAAACTTCGGAAAGAATCGTAGTTGCGGCTGGCACAACAGTTAATAGATACCTGCGAGTCAATTACACAGTTGCAGGTTCAACAGGCTCGGCTACCCCTGTGGTGGCTTTTACTAGGAGGTAAAACAAACAATGCCTACATTTCGTCATGGTAAATCCACCGTATTCAAAGTAGATAATTCAGGTG